TTTGTAAGGAAAGTTAACAACGTTGAAAGAAATGTTGAAAGATTAACTGCACTTTATGCTGCTGGTTATCCTGTTCCAAAAATATATAATTGGCAAGATAATTGTTTAGACATGGAATATATTCATGGACTGGATATGAAAACTTATCTGATTCATAATGGAATACATTCACTTGTCGATTTTATAAACAAGACAATCACATCCTTCTATAAACATTCTAAGGATAAAGATTACACGGATATATATTTACGTAAATTGAGTTGGCTGGAACCTGACAGTGGTTTACCATTCACTAAAGAAGAACTGATTGATAGATTGCCTAAGATTTTACCATGTTCGATGTATCATGGTGATATGACTTTGGAGAATATACTTTATACCGATACCGGATTCAATATGATTGATCCTGTGACTGTTGAATATGATTCATACGTTTTTGATATATCCAAGATGCGCCAGGACTTGGAATGCAAGTGGTTCTTACGCAATGAAGGTGTTCGCTTAGACACCAAACTACAAAACATCCAGGACAATTTAAAAGAATTATACCCAAATGCATTTGATGATTCACTTTTAATATTAATGTTATTAAGAGTGTATCTACATACTACTAAGGGTGATGCAAATTATAATTTCATTATGAAAGAGATTAACAGACTATGGTTAAAATGCACGTAATTGTACCTGCAGCAGGATTATCAACAAGGTTTCCGGATATGAAACCGAAATACCTGTTGTATGATTATAAACATGAACTCATGCTGGCCAATGCCATCAAACCTTTTTTGAGGTTGAATCTACCCATTACTATTGGTATTCTCAAAGAGCATGATGAGAAATACAATGCAATAGAATTTCTGAAACATGAATTTGGTGATTCAGTTAATGTTGTGGTGTTGGATGAACCAACTAAAGGTCCCGCTGACACCGTATATCAGATAATCGAAAAACTTGGCCTATTCAGTGAAGAAATCTTTATCAAAGACTGTGATAGTTTCTTTGAACATGAAATTGAATCTGGTAACTACGTATGTGTATCAAAGATATCTCAACATGAAGTATTGAAGAAGTTATCTTCCAAAAGTTTTACAGTTTCTAACAATCAAGGTATTATAACCGACATAGTTGAGAAAGAAGTTGTATCTGATACATTCTGCGTTGGTGGTTATAAGTTTTCTTCTGCACTGATGTATAAATCAGCATTTAAACGTATTACAAGTAAACGTGAAGTGTTTGTATCTGATATAATTGGAATGTGTATAAGTGACTTACAAATTTTCAACGAGAAACAAGTTATAGATTATATTGATGTGGGTACTGCACAAGATTGGTTTGAGTACAATGATAAACCAGTCGTTTTTTGTGATATTGATGGTACAATTATTGAAGCACAAAGCCGAGTTGGAGTTAAATCTTACGATAAAGAACCAGTACCACTCAAAAAGAATGTGGCAAAATTGTTGGCATTACAAGACAAAGGTGCTCAATTTGTATTCACAACATCCAGAGAGAATGGATATAATTCTAAAACAAGAGACATATTATATGGTTTAGGATTCAAGAGTTTTGAATTAATTTCTGGATTACAGAACTCTAGACGCATATTGATTAATGATTTTAATAATGCAAACCCTTATCCTAGAGCTGAAGCAATTAATATTTTCCGTGATGACGATACCTTGGACCGATACTTATGATACCAAATACAAACCTTTTTATTGTTACTTCTGCACTTAAACCTGCAATTGGTGCTTTCACTGATGATGATAGGTTTGCACAAACAATTGCAAGCTTAAAATCAATCAGACAAAAAGTACCCAATGTGATGATTATATTCTCTGACGTTTCTGTTAGACCAATTAGTGAATTGGAACGAGAAACAATTACTGGCATGGTCAATTTGTATATTGATATGAGTGGTGAACCAAATGTAAAACGGTGTTCAGAAAATGGTATGAAAAGTCATGCAGAAAATCTATTACTATTCAATACATTATCAGCCATGAAATACGAACCACGAATCACCAAGATGTTAAGTGATGTGAAACGTATATTCAAGTTTTCTGCAAGGTCTGAACTTGAAGATTCTTTTGATATTACTGAATATGATAATCTTTTTGGTAAATTTGTATTTAAGAAAAGAATCCCAACCTGGATGACACCAATTAGGGATGATGCTACTGATTTATTAATTACTAGAATGTTTTCCTTCTGTCCGTCATTAATTGATACATACTTGGGAGTAATCCACAAGAATCTGGCGGATTGTGATACTGGTTTGGATACTGAACATGCTCACTTCAAAAACATACCAAAAGAGTATCTGACCGAGTTTGATACCATAAAATGTTGGGGTTGGCTGGCCGGAAACGGTGAAATCGAACATTATTGAGTACTATATATTGGACCGAACAATTGACAATTTTGTTGGTCTGTGATATAATCCGTTATAAATAAACCTACAGGCAACCAAAGTGTGTTGCATTTCAAGAGGTATAATACATGTTAACATTCCAATCCTTTCTAAAGGAAGAAGCCGAAGGCGCCGAACTCAAGCATATTCATCATGCAGAGGATCGTCCTTTGATGCACGGCCACGCTGGTTTCGAACACGCTCATGCAGCACTAATGAAGGCTCATGGTCACATGAAAGCCGGTGCAAATACCAGTGACCTAACAATGAAGTATGATGGTTCTCCATCTTTAGTCTTTGGCCATCATCCAAAAAATGGTAAGTTCTTTGTTGCAACTAAGTCGGCATTCAACAAGAATCCTAAGATTAATCACACGGAAGCAGACATTGACAAGAACCACGGACACGCACCTGGTCTTGCAAAAACACTTAAACATGCACTCAAACATCTACCGAAAGTATCACCAAAACATGGTGTTTACCAAGGTGACTTGATGCACCATGCAGACACTAAAAACCTACATGAAGAATTTATTGTTGAAGCCAAAGACAGTAAAGTGTCTTTTACACCAAACACAATCACTTATACTCCTAAGAGTAAAGAAGATGCCGATAAGGTTAAAAAGTCAAAAGTTGGTATTGTGGTTCATCAAAAATACAGTGATGACATGAAAAGTGCTTCACCTCATGTTGACCACCACAATTTCAAACAACATTCTGATGTTCACCTGCACGGTGCGGAACATGACACCAGCAAAGTTAAACATTCACCTGAGAATGAACACACTTTCCAAAAACACATGGCTGCAGCCAAAGATATCCACGATACACATGGCCACAAAATGTATGATGCAGTTCACCACAAACACGGTGGAGAAACTGGTCATCTATCTACATACATTAACAAAACAGTTAGACATGATGAAGTGCCTTCTGTTAAAGGTTTCAAAGATCACTTGAGTAATGAACATGAAAAGCAAGCAGCTAAAGTGAAAACTGAAAAGTCAAAGGCTGAAAAGACTGGTGAAGGTAAGTCACAAATTGCTCATGTGGATAAACACAAAGCACATTATGGTAATTTGTTTAGTATGCACCACCACTTACATCAAGCCAAAAATGCTTTGGTAAATTCTTTGGAAACACACGAAGGACGTTACCAACACCACATTGAAGGTAAGAAATCTAAACCAGAAGGTTTCGTTGTACACCACGATAATCAACCAACAAAATTGGTTAACCGTGCAGAATTTGCTAAACAGAATTTGTTAAAAGTACGTAAATGAAATCATTTTTAGAGTTAGTTGAAGAACAGAAACAAAGTGAACACCATCATGTGATGACGTTTGGCCGGATGAATCCGCCTACAACAGGTCACTTGAAGTTGATTGATAAAGTAAAAGAGATTGCAAAGAAACACAATGCAACTCATTCTGTTGTTACATCACATTCACAAGACAGCAAGAAGAATCCTTTATCAGCTGTACAGAAGGTTAAGCATCTGAAAAGATACTCTCCAGGAACAAACTTCCATGCTTCATCCAAAGATCATCCAACATTCTTACATCACGCAGCAGAACTACACAAGAAAGGTGTAACTCACCTGCACATGGTAGTTGGTTCTGACCGTACTGATGAAATGAAGAAGAAGTTGCACGCCTATAATGGTACACACAAAACTTCATTGTACAATTTCAAAAAGATTAATGTACATTCTGCTGGACACCGTGATCCGGATGCAGAAGGTACAACAGGTATGTCAGGCACTAAGATGCGTGAACATGCCAAGAATAAAGACATAGGAAAGTTCAAACAAGGCGTTCCATCTCATGTTTCAGATAGTCATACAAAAGAATTGATGCATGATACACGCAAAGGTATGGGACTACACGAATCTACACACTATGGTCTATTCAAAGCAATCTTTGTAA